GTCATAGTCTTCTACAGACATGCACGACCACTTGCCGGCCACGCCAGCACACCGCCCTACATCCCTAATTGACTTATGGGACCGCGGATACACCACGACGTCATTCCGACCGACCGCTGAACGAATCAGCTGACGCAGGCCGTCATAATACCGGAACAGAGTTGCCTACATGTTCCTCGCCGAGGCTTAGCCGCCTCACCTCCTGCTGCAACTAGCTAGAGGTCCCCCAGCCCCTATCATGAGGCGGATCCACCCACCCGCATACGCAGGTGTTGACGATGAATCTCTTGCGGAGGAGAGATCTACTATGGAGCGCCTTATCAGGCGGAGTCCGTAGGGGTCGAGTGCGCAGGCGCACGACACACCACGTCAAACCCTTCAGGAAAACCTGAGGGAGGGTTCGATCAAGAGATAGAGCTCCCCATCTATCTCCTCATAGCTCGGCCCAGGCTCAGGGGAAAGCCTAGACTCCGCTAGAACGACCTTGCCACGCGGACAAGGAACGGGAAGAACAGAGGGTTTACTGACGTATGAAAGCTCAGTACCCCCCCAACCAAGTGCACGCGCGCGTAAAAACGCAGCACTGGGTCTCTGGATAAGACGTGAAAACGCGCTCCAAGAGAGTTGATCCCGCTCGGTCATAAAAGACCGACCGTTCACCCACAGGTCCAGCTTGACCTCCAACCTCTCGATTGAGGTAGATTCGTCACGCATGACGTATCGACCATCGTCGAGACCTGAGCCACGCGGCAGGACCGCGAAACCCCGTCGTTTCAAACGACTTTCGTACTTGAACGACTCAAGTACAGTGGTGTCGAAACCCAGCTGGCTGGGAAGAAGACACCACCGAGAACGACTCTTCGCAAGGACGAAGGCGCGCTCCCACATCGTTCCGGCTGCACGACAAACAGCAGCCTGGTGGATATGACCTTGAAGGTCATTCGCACCACCACCCCTCCTGAGGTGCTTCACCTCCTTCCACTTATCGTCTGCTCCCCGGAGGAAGCAGGTCGAATTAATCTCAGCAACGGACTTGAAGCGACCGGTCTTGGACTCATTGATGATTGCCCATTCAGGGTAATCGGAGTTCGCCACCGGAAGTGGACTGCTTATAAGGCAGTCATCGCCGTTAATGAGATATCCCGCGTCCGTCCCACGAGTTGCCCAACGAGCGGCAATGTAGGACTGGAGACACAGGAGAGGGAAGGAAAGGTAAGTGCCCATCATCTGACCGTGTGTCACCTCCTGGGAGAGCACACGGGGATGGAGGGAATCCACAGCGTCCAGCCGCACCAAGCCTGGAACCACACTACAACGCGCCAGGAGCGCGCTCAAGATCGTATCCGCTACGTCTAATCTGAGATTGTCAGTAGCCCCAACGAGATCAATGGAAGTCTGCCATTCAAAAGCACAGACCTGGGAGATCCTGGAAGAAGTCGGCGGGCCGACGAGCATCCAGTCTTGCTCACCCAGCCACGAGTAGATGCACTCGTGAAGGGGCCCAAGGGTATCCCAACGGTAAGTTGGTATACCCATGGCTCTCACTTTCCCAGCGGCAGGAACCTCCTTGTAACGGAGATTAAAGCCGCCAACCCCCTTGGGAAGGGGACCACCCGCCTGAACCCGGGCTTGGAACTTCTCATAAGAGGAATTCCGAACCCAGAATTCGGACGCGAACCCACGATCGTTACGGGACGATCGCTTGGGGAAGAAACCGTCGCAGAAGCGACGATAATCCCGGTCCCACCCAAGTGGGAAGACATCTCGAGTAATCTTCCTGGCGAAGCGAAGATACTCGGGGGAGGAGAGAGGAGGAGTGGGATTGCAGGACTTGGCAAGCCAGTCGCTGCGGAGGGAGGGGGGAGGATGAAGAGAGCAGGTGAGAGAAGGTAAACCCTTCTTGATTGAGCTGACACTGTGTGCCAGTTCCCACCTTTGCCGTCGCCCGAGACGAGAGAGTCGGGGAAAGCCGTCGGAGTCCCAACCGCTCTGGGAGCGAGGGAAAGGAAGAGAGACCCGGCCGGACCGGGGGGAGAGAAGAAAGAGGAGATACTTGCCAAGATCGGCGGCCATCAAGCACGGTAACTCGGATTTCCCCAGGGAAAACCGCAACCGAATAGTCTTGAGGGCCGACCTTATGGTCTCCTCAGTACGAGCCGCATTACGACGGCAAGTACAGCGAACCCCAACACCGCAGGCGGTTTTAAATGGGGCAAGCCGCGAAGCGCACAGAGGCGTGGTTTCGCACATA